GTGTAGTCGATGTCAATCTTTACGGTGTTGTCTGTAATAGAGTTCTTATTGACGTTAGGTACAGCGGGCTGAGAGGTAGACGTAATCGGACCGGTGACCACAGGTGTCGTTGTAACCTCATTGGGGTAGGTAGTGGAAATCGTAGCCGAGTCTCCGTCGGCAGCCTCAATAATATTGTAGTTAATGGCCACAGGCCCCACCTCGTTACCAAGGTTGACACAGAAGCTCTGCTGCGCCGGAGTAAGCAAGAACGTCTGTACCGTATTACACTCAATGCAATCCTCCTGACCGGGCAAGAACACATCGTTGCTGGCCAAGACGTACTCGTTCATATACGGGTCGTATCCGCCTAGCTTCTGCGTATTGAAGCTCCCGATAAACTCATCGCGGAACCAGCTCCGCATACCGTTCTCACTGATGACCTCGAGCTGCTCCTTCTGCCCATCGCCATAGAGGTGGATGACAGAGCCGCGCTTGGCGTCGGTAAAGAACTTATGCGGTCCCCACTCGGCAAAGCTCTCGGGGTTGTTGCTGATACCAAAGTCCTCGACGCGGGCGACCTGCGTACCCAAAACCTGTGGCACAGATGCAATCAGGCTCTCGCCAGTGGTGTCTGTAAGGAGGTTCTTCTCCGCCAAGACGTAGCTAATCTTGTCCTCCTGCAACGTAAGGATATCGGTACGCCTACCGAACAGCTTCTCTACAGGCCCATAGCTGTCCTCTAGCGGCTTGAAGTTGAGCAAGCCAAGGTTGAACTCATTGAGCTTATTGATGTTCGTCTCATCGTTGATGACGCCGCTGTACGTCAGGTCAGCAAAGCGCCGCACCTCAGAGAAACGCTCGTCGCTAGTCGTAGTAACGCGGTTGCCAAGCGTAAGTGGCTTGCCGCTAATCGAGTCACGAATCTTGTAGCTCTCGACACCATTGCCGTAGCTGAAGCAGTTGAAGAACGCTGTGTCTACAATGCCCGGCTGCCCCGTGGCATTGATTTGACGTTGAACATTACCGTAGTGATTTCCAAATGTGTCAATCTGATACGATGCGCTCGACTCATACCATAGGTCGGGCAGCGCGGGTGTGGGTTCCGTCTCGAAGGTGATGGTTTGTGTAGCCCGCGTTATAGAAAGGCTCGCCTTGACCCTAGACCTACGGTTGGGGCTGCTACCGCTAAGAGCTCCAGTACATTTCTGAACGCCGTAGATAACAAGCCATGGGCCTCCCGCGCCACCTTGGTCAGTCCATAGCATGACTGTCCCCGTATTAGCGGGAACACCAAAATTATCTGTGTTGGGTCCGGTATACTCAGGCAAGACCGTCATGTCCGGAGGGTTTCCGTTAGGGTCTCCGGTAAATCCTTCCGCCGACTGGATGGTGGCAATCACGTCGTTGGGCGTGGAAGTTCCGTAAAACCAATCTATGATGTCATTATAATCCGTCTCCACCTCCCACGTGTGGTCGAAGTCGAGAGTCAGCTTTTCGCAGGCACCCGTTCCGTCGCCGCGACCCTGACGGGTAAGGCTAAACGTAAGGCGGATGCGACTGCCTGCGGGTACAGGATTGAGGACACTAAGGGTTTTGTCGTTGAACTTATATACGAGAACGGGATAGTCGCCGGGGTCACTGGGGCCGTTCTCTGTCCTCTGGTCCGAGCCCCCGTTGGTGCCCGCCGATTGCTCGCCGGGAGCTGTGTTTTGAAGAACAAGCCCACTAGAATTCTCCGCTGGTCCGTACGCGAAGTCCGGGTTCATCTTCATATATGTACCGCCAATAGCAGGAACGAGCGGGGTTACGGTATCGTCAAGCTCACCCGCTGCAAAGGTTTTCTTTTCTAACACCTCAGCGTAGGTGCAGGAAGTGACCGCACCAGCGGAGTCGCTTTTTACAATGTACCTATCCCCCTTCTCAACCTTGGCCGCGTTCTCGCCTTCGAGCAAGAAGTAAACATCAATTACATCAGGCTGAGGGCCAGTAGTAGGAGGCTCAGGATATACAAAAAATTGGTTGGTGTAGATGGTCTCATACAGGTCGGCGTCAGGTTTGATAACAAACTTGTACCTCGAGGCCCAAGACGGAGCCAGCATAAGGGGTGGTATCGTAACTCGAATCTGATTCTGGAAGATGGAGTCGCCACACTCTAGCTCAACCTTATTGTTAGGAGCAACAAGGGCAGTACTAGACCTACCAAACCCATCCATATAGACGATGCCAATCTCATACACACGATTGCTGTGGAGACTAGGGGCTGAAAACGTGGGTTGCGCACTTGCCGTTTCGGCATCCAATGGCGTTTGAAGCAATGTCGCATTGAACCCAAGCTTGACGGGCAGCCCGTTAAGGTTGCGCATATTGTACCCCTCGAGGTAGTTGCCGTACACAATCCTATTGCCCATCAAGGTCTGGGCTTTAGCCAACCTAGGCACGTTGTCGTACAGCCGCAGTATCTCGCTCTCCGGGAGGATGGTGAAAATCTTCTGCTTGCTAAACTGAATGGTGTAGTCGGAGTTGTCCGTCAGGGCCGAGTCCGCCTTGTCCACCTTCTCAATGACGCGGATGATGTTGTCATCCATCTCCTTGAACAAGATGTCGATACCCTTGACCAAAGAGCTGCCTGTACGTACCGTAACGTCACATACCTGAACGGAGTTGACCATACCCTCGTTGAGGTACGACTCGGTAGTAAATGCAAACGGCTCGCTCTCAAAGATGGGGGCACTAAACTGTGACGTGGCCGAGTACTCGTTATTGGCATATTCCCAACGATACCCGAAGCACAGGAACCTGTCCTCCATATAGTCTTCGCGGGATACCACATCAACAGCAGTAACCACAGGAGCTGCATTGGGTGGTCGCTTGATGACAAGGATATCGCTAGCCAAAAGGCCGCTGTCTGTAAACGCCACGGGCTCGGGGTACGCCGTGCCAATATTGATGCGGCGTGGCGGATTGAAGTCGTCGGTAAAGAACAGTAGCCCGTCAACCAAGTTGATGCCCGTGATGAGATACTGCGGGTCGAAGTTCAGCGCACTAGTGCTCACCACATGGTACGTAAGCAAATCGCTACGCATATTGTACGAGACGATGAGGTCGAGAACGCCTGAGTAAACCCCGTCAACAAACGAAGGGTCATGCACAAACCAGTACATGGTCTCGTTGGCCCCGTCGCTATATGCCCCCAAACAGGTGGCGTTGGCGCTCAAGGGCGTGCCCGTAGGTGGGTAGACCAGCGTAGTGAGCTGAGTGTTGCCCTTGCTATTCTCTACGGCACCAATCTCGGAGTCCTCGGTAGAACCCATGCGGATATTCTGAGCATCGATATACTCTCCGTTGGGGACAAGGCGCTCGTCGACGCTCTTGTTCATACGGCCCTTGATGAAGTTCCTTACCAGATTTGCCATTACTTAATCCACTTGTCGCGACCACGCAGGTTCATAAGCAAGCGCCCGGGGTGGATGTTGCTGATGCGAATCTTCGCGTTGCGCAGGAGAGCGTTCTTCTTTTTCCGCGCCCGGCTTACGATATACTCCTGTACGCCGAGCTTGGCGTCAAGGATAGCATACTGGATGTATGCGTACACGTACTCCTCAAACATCTTGTTGACCGTGATAGCCGTATTGTCGCCACCCTCCATGCCGTCGCTGACGTACTCAAGGATACAGAGCTCGTCAGCCATAGCGGAACTGAAGTTGATGACACCACCTTTCTTATCGATGCTAAAGGTGGGGTTGGCGTTAGCCGTCTCCGTATTCAATCCGTACCGAGCGCCGATGTTGTAATCGAAATACCAATCGCCATCGCAGCAGTATCCAAACTGACCGTCGAACTGGCTGTTGCCGTTGATGTAGATGCTCTTCTTGGTTCCCGTGATGCGGTCGTAGTCGATGGTAGAATCCTGAGGGCGTAGCGTAGCTCCCGTCTCATCGAATAGGATGCGGCAGTTGTTGTCCTGTAGGTATGCTGAACTCCAGTTCGTCTGGATATTCTCCGTTAACGGTCGAAGAATTCCGTCTTTATATAGGGAAATGCGCACCCAGTTGACATAGTCGGGAGGGAAGACAAAGCGGAGCCTGTCGCATACGCTAAGCTCGAGAATCTTAATCTCCTTGAACGCATCGTAGTTGAGCTCTTGGATAGCTCGCTTGGCATGGAATAAGACCTTGTACCGCTCCTCGTTGTTGACAAGGGAATGGTTGCCGTTGTACATCAACAGGAAGTTGTTGACGATATCCTGCAACGAGACGTACTGATAGCTGCCCCAGTTCGCGTCCTCGGGAGCGTTGCCCCCGTTCTCGTAGTACTGGTAGTCTGTGATGTATGCCATTACTGCTCTTTCTCTTCTGCGTTAGCGTACTGATAGACGTCGCCCTCGCGGATGCTCATGCCAGCCATCTGCAAGATGCGATAAACCAATCGTGGTTCCGCTTCGATAGGTACCTCAAAGTCTTGGTAGTCGGTAGACGACTGGTTGAATACAGGCTCTCCGTTAGCAAGCAATATATACGTCCACTTCGGGTCGAAGGGATACCGCACGTATTGAGCTACGACATCGCCCGGCGCGTACGTCGTTGCCGTAGGGTAGATGGTCACGACCTGCCCGGCAGCGGGGTTGTCGATGGTATACGCGGGGTACTGCGCCGACGGTGCCGTCAGGTTCGAGTTGGCCAGCAGGGTGATGCGGCTGTGCGTAACGGGCTCTGCCTCAGCGCCATTGACCAACACCTTGTTCAGCAGGTAGTAGTCGTCACCGGTGGTAGCGGTACTCGGGGTTAAGAACAGATTGTTTGCGCTCTGCGTCAGGGGGTTGGTAACCGAGAAGACGTCGATGTCTTCGTTGATGCCCTTGGTCACATTGGCGTAGTCGGTACCAGACATACGCGCGTTCTCCGCGTTGATGGCTTGGTTGAGGCCCGTGAAATACGACTCGAAAATCTCTAGCTGCGCCTGCTTAGCGAACAGGTTGAAGTCGGAAGGAGAGACGTAACCGTAGTTGTTCTTATTGAGAATCGACAATACGGTTTGACGGACTGAATCAATCATTCCTCTAAGATAGCGCCAAACGAAAAAGCCACCCGAAGGTGGCTTTCTCTAGTAGTAAGTGATACGCTTATGCGTTGACGATACTAGTCGGTGTCAGAACCAAGGTGACGTCATACACAGGCTTCGTCCATGACGTTTGAAGCGCAGCCTCAACGGCCTCCTGCAACTGGACTTGCACGTTGAAACCGGTCTGAGCGGCAGTGGTAATGGTGGTCGCCGTACCGTCTTCGTAACTAAGGACGGTGGTAATGGCATCAGCAGTAGCGGCACGGACGGTCTTCAGTCCGCTAAGAGAAACAAGCTGGTTGCCTTGGAAGGCCGTTGCGGCGGTGCCTTTGATGTTGAGAAACTTTTGCATAGGAAAAAAATTAAATCCGTGAGCAAGATACCTATTCTTAAACCAACGCCTCGAGAGTACGGAGGTGCTCAAGGCCCTCTTCACTAAGCAGGTAGCTCGTCGCTACTTGAAGGTGGTCTTGGCCGTGAGGGACAGTAACCAACTTCTTCTTATTGGTAGGTCCGTTGAACCAAATCTCCGTCTTGTTGCGGCGGAAAGACAAGAGGTTGTCAGAGAAGAATCGGTGAATCTTACCCTGCAACTTCAGGTCGGGGTCGTTAGACAAATGCAGGAAGTGCTCGGGCTCGCGGCGGACAGCGATAAGCATATCGCGGCGCAGCTCAGCCGTAGTGTATCTCGATGGGTCGATACCAAGCATAAGGCGGGCCATAGTCTCAAGCT